AGGAGAAATAGAATGACTAAACTTGAAGAACTAAAGGCAGCCCACGATGCTGCTTATGCTGATTGGTATGCTGCTGATGCTGCTCGTGATGATGCTAATGCTGCTGAGGCTGCTGCTTGGGATGCTGCTTATTCTGCTGAGGTTGCTTATGAGGCTGAACTGAAGAAGCAAGAGGAGAAATAGAATGCCTTGGCACTATCAACTGATGAAACACACAGAACCTGACGATGAGGTCTGGTACGCAGTACATGAGTTCTACGAAGGCAATGGCTACACTATAGAACCTGTAAGGGTACAAGGTCAGGACATAGACGACATCAAGTGGATGCTAAAGCATGTGCTAGAAGACATTGAGAAATATGGAGTGAAAGACTATGAGTGACTACAGAGTAGACGCAGCAACGAAGGAAGAGTGGGCTTACAGGGCTTTGAGTGCAGAAGATAAGGTCAGCATGTTGGTAGATAACCTCATTGCTTTGAAGTCTTACCTAAAGAAAAACGATGACCCTTACTACGTCGCAGCCTACATTGATGCAACCTTACAAGAAGTAAAGGAGTACCACTAATGTTTACTGTTGAGATGGATGCAGACCTAGGTAAGGCTATCCTGATCACATCCCTTGATGAGGAAAACATCTACGAAGATGTATCTGTTCTAGTGTATGACGATGAAGTATACATCCAGCAGTACGATGATGACTATGACACAAACAATATCATTATAATGTCGATAGACCAGTGGTCTGACCTGATAGACTCCCTTGATCTTCCAAGTGGGGCATACATGAGGAGCAAGTTGAATGACAGATAGTAAGGATGACCCCTGTGATGACTGGTCAGACAGGACAACTAAGATTCCTATTGACCCCAGAGGTCCTAGAGAGTTAGATGAGAACGAACGGAAACGTTCTATTGAGAGGAGTAAATCAAATGGGGCTACCAATGGGTGACGTTATTGCTATGAAAAAAGAACCACCAACAGTTACACACCAGCCGTGTCCATACGAGGAGTGTGGCAGCAGTGATGCCTTCAGCTACTGGGCTGAGGGTACTGGTTTCTGTCAGTCATGTAACGAGGGATACCCTTCAGCAAAGAAGAAGTTCGAGTGGTCTGCTGAAGTCTATCCTCCTAAGAAACCAAACCCTAACGCCAAGTCTGCACCTATTACTAGCAGTACGTTTGAGGGTATCCGTGGTCTTGAGGAGGATGTAAGTCGTCTCTATGGTATCCAACTCCAGTACACAGATGATAGTGTACCTGTTCGGTATGCATACAAGTACCCACACACTGTGAAGTACCGTGACTTCAACAACAAGTCTAACACATGGCAGAAGGATGTTGGTGTTGGTATGGCTGAACTCTTTGGACCTGAGTTCAATGCTGGTTCATCTAAGCGTATCTATCTTACTGAGGGTGAGTTCGATGCTGCATCCCTGTACCAAATACTTGGTAAGTCTTTTCCTGTTAAGTCCCTGCCTAGTGCCTCCATCTCAGAGAAGTTCTTGAAGAAGAACTACGAGTACCTGAATGCATTCACTGAGGTGATCTATGCTGGAGAGTTAGACGTTGCAGGTAAGGGTGCTGCAGAGAAACTGTATGCCCTCTTCCCTGCAAAGTTTTACTTTGTGTCTATGACAAAGCACAAGGATGCCAACGACTTCCTACAGAATGATGATGGTGACATACTCAAGTGGGCTGCACTCAAGCCACAGCGTTACACACCAGACAACTTCTATGTTGGTGAGGCAGCAGTTGAACATGCTATCACTACAGAGAACCCATACGAGTACACACCAACAGGACACTCAGGCCTAGACGATAAGATCAGGGGCCTAGTTAAGGGTGGTCTAACCTTTGTTAAGGCACCACGTGGTACAGGTAAGACTGAACTTATCAGGTACTTTGAGATGGGTCTCCTACGTAACAGTGAGGATGCACGTATTGGTCTACTCCACATGGAGGAGATGCGTTCTACAACATACCGTTCAATGGCTACCTATGAGCTTGGTGTTAATGTACGTACCAAGGAAGACGCCAAGGAGAATGGTATCTCAGAGAGCCGTGTTGTTGAGGCAGCTAAGACTGCAACACAGGATGAACGTACAGTAATCTTTGAGATGCGTACACACGACAGCCCAATGATGTTACTAGAACATGTACGTCTTGGTGCAACAGTCTATGGCATCTCACACTTCTTCATTGACCACGTCCAACGTCTTGCCTACCTTAGTGATGAGGGTGTGGATGGTGCCACTAGTACACTCACCATGCTTGGTGCACGTATGGCTCAGCTGGCTAAAGAACTGAACGTCTGTGTCGTGTTCATCTCTCAGGTAAACGATGACGGAAGAACAAAGTATGCTGCTGCTCTTGAAGAAGAGGCTCTGATCTGTATCTTGATTGAACGTAATACAGACGCAGAGGATGAGAAGGACCGTAACACTACTACCTTTATAGTAGATAAGAACCGTCCGTTCTCCAAGCTTGGTAATGCTGGGAAGGTACACTATGACGCAGAAACAACGATCCTCGAAGAGGTTATCTTCAACGTATGACGATGAACATTCACTTGTCTTTGACGGTGATGACATGTTAGATCAGGGCTGGCAGGATTTAGAGAGAGGGAGTTACGATGATGTCTTACAAGATTGTAGTCAGCGATATCGAGACCAACGGTTTAGATGACTGTGATAAACTGTGGCTCTGTGGTGGTAAGGATATCTCCACTGGTGAGGTCTACAAGTTTGAGAACTGTCACTCAGATCCAGTTGCTAAGGCTGAGGCAATCAAGTTCTATGAGGCATGTGATCGTATTGTAGGTCACAACTTCATTCAGTTTGATGCACCACAACTGTCTAGGTTACTCAAGCCAAGGCTCATCAAGGCTGAGAGTATCATCGACACCCTGATTGTATCACGCTTGGTAGACTACAATGTCTTCTATCCAAACAAGAATGATGTCCCAGGTACACACGGCTTGGCTGCTTGGGGTAAGCGTCTAGGGGTAGGTAAGGGTGACTACCATGACTTCAGCCAGTTCACACAAGAGATGGTTAAGTACTGGTACCAAGACCTTGAGGTTACTGAGGCTCTATTCAATCACTTCAAGAAGTACATCTACGATGCTGACTGGTCTAAGTCCTTACGTGCTGAACATGATCTACAGATTGAGTTGGTACGTACTAAGTACCATGGCTTCTTCTTCGACAAACCTAAGGCAGAGTTTCTTCTCAACTCTGTACAGCAGAAGATGTCTACGCTTGAGGATCAGTTTCAGATGGACTTCACCCCTAAGCTTGAGGAGGTGAACCGTGTTCAGTACCGCACCAAGAAGGATGGTACTGAGTTCGCAACTGTAACTAATGCCAAGGCAAAGTATGCCCTCTGTCACAAGTCAGTAGATGGTACTGAGTTAATCTGTATGGCCTACAAGGAGTTCAACCCAGCCTCACCACAGGATCGTATTGATGTACTGTGGGATGCTGGTTGGAAACCATTTGAGAAGACCAAGACACACATGAAGTTCGGTAGACTTAGTGTTGGTGACAAGGCTACAGACAAGGGTGAGCCTATGACACAGGCTACGTACGACGACAAGAATGTTAGGCTGTCTCGGTATGGATGGACTGTCTCAGAAGACAACCTGTCCACCCTACCTAACGATGCACCTGAGGGTGCCAAGGCTCTTGCTCAGTGGCTTACTCTTGAGGGTCGTCGTAGTTCTCTTGTGGAGTGGATTGCTCAGGTCAAGGCAGACAGCCGTATCCACGGTTCAATAGGACACATTGGTGCGTGGACTGGTCGTTGCTCACACCGTGATCCTAACACAGCTAACATTGCATCCCCATTCCATGGGACACCTAAGTCTGCTGTTGATGAGGTTAAGAAACAGTACGACGTACACATGCGTAGTTGCTGGTCTGTGCCTGAAGGGTCTTGGCTTGTTGGTGCTGACGCTGACGGTATCCAGTTACGTGTTCTAGCTGACTACCTGTGGCGTCACTTCGGTGCTACTGAGTATGCTGAGGCTATCATGGAGGGTAAGAAAGAGGATAGCACTGACATCCACAACGTTAACCGTAAGGCCCTTGGTGTTGAACACGCTACACGTGACGATGCTAAGACATTCATCTACTCGTGGTTACTAGGTGCTGGCGTAGCCAAGACTGCTAGTATCCTACGGGTCAATGAACGTAGGGCTGCTGAGGCACGTGACCGTTTTGAACGTAGCATTGATGGTCTCTACAGTCTAAAGAACGAACTGGTTCCATACGTATGGGAACAGAAGTACTTCACTGGGTACGACGGACGTAAGGTCTCTGTTCCTAGTAAGCACAAGGCGCTTGCTGGTATCCTGCAGAATGGTGAGACTGTGTTGATGAAACACTCTCTACTCCGTTGGCATGAGAAGGCACGTAAGGAAGGGATCAACTTCAAGATGGTTGGTTTTATTCATGACGAGTATCAGGTTGAGGTTACTGGTAGTAAGGAAGAGGCTACTCACATGGGTCAGTTGATTGCAGACAGTCTGCTTGAGACTGGACAGGAGCTAGGTTTCAAGATCCCTACCCCAGGTACATTCGACGTAGGTAAAAACTGGGCTGATACCCACTAAGGGTATTGACTCACATACTGATCTGATCTATATAACTTTGAGTTACTTTAAAAGGAGAAAGACATGGCAACTACAATGGTAGAAGTTGAAGGCATCGCTGAATGGCCTAAACTTTTTGAGTTCAACCGTGACAAACCAGACTGGTCTAAAGAGACTGATGGTGAGTACACAGTGCAGATTGTTCTAGACGATGCAAACAAGGCTAAGCTTGAGGCTGCTGGAACACAGAAGAAGTTTCGCACTGATGCACAGGGACGTGGGCATGTCTTTGCTCCCACTCGCCCACACCTTGCCCGTAACGAGTGGGCTGGTGGTGCACCTAAGGTAGCTGGTCCTACTGGTACTATGTGGAACACTGAGGCTGATGGTCTCATTGGTAATGGTAGTAAGGTCCGTGTTCTGGTTGCTATCTATGACGCTGGTCAGAGCCGTAAGGGTACACGTCTGGAAGCAGTACAGGTTACAGAGCTTGTGCCTTACATCAGTGAGGGTGGTAGTGGTTCACAGGGTGGTGGTGTTAACTCATTCTTCAAGGACACCACTGGTGGTTCAGCACCATCTACTCCAACACCTGCACCTAAAAAGGTTGCTGTTGAACTAGATGAAATCCCTTTCTAAATAAAGAATGGTAGTACGGTACACATGTTACTAACAACCCCTCCTCTCAACTCATCTAGGGGTAAAGTCCTCATTGATGGTGACATTCTTGCGTACCGTGCTGCCTACTCATCAGAGACTGGCAACGAGATTGATGCTCAACTAAAACTCGACAGGATCATGGATCGGATTGTCAAACGAACCTGTTACTCTTCTGAGATTGAGGAGTACCAGGTTTATACTACAGGACCAACAAACTTCCGTAACGAGATTGCAGTGTCCCACCCATACAAGGGGAACCGCAGTAGTAAGAGCCCTCCAAGACACCTAGCCTACTCACGTTGGTACCTTAAGGATAACTATGGTGCCATCGTATCTGAGAACGAGGAGGCTGATGACTTGATTGCCATTGAAGCAACTAACGTTGGCCCATCTTGTGTCGTGGCATCCATTGATAAGGACATGCTTCAGATCCCATGTTACCACTACAACATTAACCGTGACACATGGACTGAGGTCTCTGAATTTGAGGGCCTAATGTTCTTCTACGAACAAATCCTTACAGGTGATACCGCTGACCACATCATAGGTCTGCATGGTATCGGTCCAGTCAAGGCCAAGAAGATACTCGCTGGTTGTGAGACAGAGGAAGATTTATTCCTTGCAGTCTACGCAGCCTACACTGAAAACTTTGATAGGATTGTAGAGAATGGTAGGCTACTATGGCTAAGGCGGTACGAAGGTCAACTGTGGGACGCCCCACTCTCTCTCGAAGAGCTAGGGCTGTCCAAGCAGGTTGGCGGTCAGGACTAGAAGAAGACTTAGCTGCGTACCTACATGAGAAGGGTACCAAGTTTGAGTATGAGAAGTATAAGATTGTGTGGGTAGACCATCAGGTCCGCAAGTACACACCAGACTTTGTTCTTGAGAATGGTATCATCATTGAGACAAAGGGTAGGTTTACTTCTAGTGACAGGCGAAAGCACAAGGAAGTCCAGAAGCAACACCCGCACCTAGATATTAGGTTTGTGTTTCAGAGATCAACAGACCGTCTTTACAAGGGTGCTAAGTCTACATACGGTGAGTGGTGTACAAGACACGGGTTGAAGTACGCAGACAAGTTTGTTCCAGATGATTGGTTAAAAGAAAAACCAAAGAAGTCTGGACTAGATAACAAAGAGTAAGTGATGATCTTCGAAATAACAATAACACTAAAAGTTGATCCTGGTGCGAACTTCCTTGGATCGGACACACGTTTCTACCAAGAGGATCTTGAGGATCATCTCAGGGCTGTACTCTACGACGTTGATGACGTGGATGTTAACAGTATGAATGTTGACCTACTGTAGTCTGTTTACACAAGAGGTCACATATGGTTCTAGATGACAGTGACTACTACATAGCAGCAACACTAGACGCTGCAAGTGAAGGCCTAAACTTAGAGGCTGTGATCATCGCCTGTGAAGTAAGTGGTAGTGCAGAGGATTTCTTCTGGGCTATTCAGGCTGGTATTAGATTGAAGGAGATACTAAATGATAACGCAAGACGACATTGATGTTATGGAACCAGAGACAGTCAGTGCACATGAGGCACTGGCTGAATTTATTGTAGCATTTAAGGGTTCACTTGACCCAAGACTATGGCTTAAACTGATTGAGGAAGAGTTAGAAGAACTCTACAAGGAGGTCCCAGGTACAGCGGATCACCTTAAAGAACTTGCTGACTTGACCTATGTATATACAGGGTTAGACATTCTTACCCAACCAGTGCTTGGTGCACTCATGTCCAGTGAGGAGATCACATCTGTGTCTAAGGTACTCCAACGCACTGAACGTGCAATGAGAGAGTACCTTGAATACTATGGTGCTGAGACTATTGACGAAGCCTTCAACCGTGTGCATAAGAGTAACATGTCTAAGCTTGGTGAGGATGGTAAGCCTATCCTACGTGAGGATGGTAAAGTCCTCAAGGGTCCAAGCTACAAGGCACCAGACTTATCTGATCTTGTTAAGAGTAAGGGAGCAAACAAGAAATGAATAACTACCAAGAATTTTCTACACGTGCCAACGTAGTAACACGCCGCACATACAACCGACCTAAAGAGGATGGCACCTTCGAGACGTGGGGTGAGACAGTAGATCGTGTAGTCGATCACCAGCGGTGGCTCTGGGAACGTGCTAAGGGTAACACCCTCGACATGCTAGAGATTGTTGAGCTTGATAAGCTACGCACCCTCATGATGGAACGTAAGGCTACTGTGTCAGGTCGTAC